CGTGCTTGAGCAGCTTGTTGGCCGTGCTGGTCTACGGCACCGACAAGCTGCTCAAGCACGCTGCGGCTGCGGACCGCTACATCCGCATGGCGTCCTCCGACGAGATTCAGTTCTGCGTCGGTGATGCCATCGTGAACGGCGACGGCGTTGGCAAGCCCCTGGGCATCCTGGCGTCCGGCTGCAAGGTCGAGGTCGCCAAGAGTTCCTCTCAGGCTGCGGCCACGTTCAACCAGATCAACGTCGCGGACATGTGGGCTCGGCTCCATGCCCGCAACCGCTCCGATGCGGTGTGGCTGATCAATCAGGACGTGGAGCCCCAGCTCTCGCTGATGAACACCGAGGTCACGAACGTGGCTGGCACGGAGAACGTGGGCGGCTACAACGCCAAGCTCTACAACGCCGACGCCAACACGCTCATGGGCCGCCCGGTCGTTCCGGTGGAATACTGCCAGACGCTCGGCACGGCGGGCGACGTGATCCTGTGGAGCCCGAGCGGCTACGCCACCGGCACACGCGGCGGGGTGGACTCGGCCATGAGCATCCACCTCCGGTTCGACTACAACGAAACGGCGTTCCGCTTCATCTTCGAGGTGGACGGCCAGACGTGGCTCCAGTCCGCGCTGACCCCGTTCAAGGGCTCCAACACGCTGACCTCGGTTGTGACCGTGGCAGTCAGGGCATAAGGGGGAACCAATGGCTAGCCTCTTTCTCGAAGACGCCCAGATCGTCCAGGCGATCGTCCCCGTCGATTTGGCATCGGCGGACAACACGGGCGACTTCGTGTCGCTCATCAACTACCGCAGGCTCTTGTTCGTCGTCTCGACGGGCATCGGCTCGGCGGGCAATGACATCGTGATCGACGCCAACCAGGCGACCGCGGCCGACGGCACGGGCGTCAAGGCGCTGACCAAGATCACGCGCATCCACCACAAGGTGGGGGCCACGGCGATCAGCGCCGTGGGCACGTTCACGGAGGTGGAGCAGACCGCCGCGGCGTCCTACGACTCGGTCGGCATCGACGAGGCCGAGAACGAGGCGCTGCTGGTCATCGAAGTGAATGCCGAGGATCTCGACACCGACAACGGGTTCGAGTGGGTTCGCTTCGACGTGGCGGACGTGGGCACGGGGGCGCATCTCGGCTCCGCGCTCTACATCCTGCTCGACCCGCGCTATTCGCAGGCCACGCCTCCGAGCGCCATCGCCTAGTTCCAACAACGGGGGCGGGGTTCGCCCCGCCCCCTTCACACCACGATGGCGACCCTGACCATTGCTACCGCCCCGACCGTAGAGCCGGTCTCGCTCATCCAGGCCAAGGAGCACCTGCTGGTGCCGCACGGCGAGGACGACACGAAACTGACCCGGCTTATCAAGACGGCGCGGCGTCACGTCGAGCGGGTGCTGCGTCGGCGGCTCATCAACTCGACGTGGGACCTGTTCTTGGACTGCTTCCCGTCCGAGCCGATTGAGATCCCGTTCCCGCCGCTGTCGAGCGTGACATCGGTCAAGTACATCGACGAGGACGGCGCCGAGCAGACCGAATCAAGCGCCACCTACACGGTGGACACGGACACGGAGCCGGGGCGGGTCTACCTCGCTTACGACCAGACGTGGCCGAACACGCGCGGCATCCGGCACGCGGTAACCATCCGGCACGTCTGCGGCTACGGCGCAGCGGCAACCAACGTACCCGACGACGCAATCGACGCCGTGCTTCTCGTACTCGAAAAACTCTATCGCGGCGTGAACACCAACGACGCCGCCATCGACGCCCTGCTCTGGGGCAACAGGATTGTGAGGGTGTAAGTGGCTGACCTTTCCGTAACCGTGGCCGAAGTCCAGATCACGACCAACACGCAGCGCATCAACGGCACTGCGGGCGCGACCATCACGGCGGGCCAACTCCTCTACCTCGACGTGAGCGCGGGCACCTACAAGCTGGCCCAGTGCGACGGGACCGCCGAAGAGGCGACCGTGGCGGGCCTCGCCCTGCACGCATCCCTGGCCGGTCAGCCCATCAACATGCAGGTGACGGGCAACTTCACGGTCGGGGCCACTGCGGCCATGACCGTGGGCGAGAACTACTGGGCGAGCGACGTGGCCGGAAGCATCCAGCCCGACGCGGACGTGATTACGTCCACCTGGTACCGGTCCTACATCGGCACCGCGAGCGCGGCGGGCGTGCTCAAGCTCAACATCCAGAACACCGGGGTCCAGATCCCGTAATGCTGTCCGCCTCGCAACTGCGCCACGTGCTCGAGGTCCGGGTGCGGCCCAACATCGCAACGGGTCGGCACGGCGGCAAAAAGGATGCATGGGTCAGGGAGAACGTGGTCCGCGCATCCATCGAACCGCTGACCGGGCGCGAACTCCTGAACGCACAGCAGACCGAGGCGCGCGTATCGCACCGGATACGGACCTTCTGGTTCCCGGACATGAGCCCGGACAAGCGGCTGCGGTTGCGTCCGGGCGGGCGCGTGTTCCGGCCCAGCACCATCATCAACGTGGGCGAGCAGGACCGCGAGTTCGAGATCCTGGCGACGGAGAAGCCGGACTAGATGATCGGGGTCAGCATCGACCTCGTGGGCGACCGCAAGCTACAGCGGGCGTTCAGCAAGCTGGCGGGCAACGTTCAGAAGCAGTACGTCCGCAAGGCGCTACGTGCCGGGGCGAAGGAAATCATGCCCACAGTCAAGGCGCGGGCGTCTGAGATTTCCCCCCGGCTGGCAAGGGGCATGAAGATTCGCGCCCTGCGCCGGTCCCGCCGCCGCATCGGTGTACGCATCCTGACGCCGACGCGGGACGAGCTGGGCATCCCGGCGAAGGACCCGCACTTCTGGCCCGCCGCGCAAGAACTGGGCTGGACCGTCAAGGGCGGCGGCCGAGTCATGCCCGCGCGCTCCTATCTGCGCTCCGCCCTGCACGACAAGCGGGCCGCAGCGCAGGAGAAGATTCGGCGCGAACTCTGGATCCACATCCGCAACGGCGTGAGGGCGGCGGTATGAGCCTCGACCCGGCGCTGTACGAATACCTCTCGACACATCCCGGCGTGACCGCGCTCGTCGCGGACCGCATCTTCCCGGTGATTGCACACCAGGGCGCGGCCACGCCCCACATCATCTACCAGCGCATCGGCGGCGCCCGGCCCCAACAGCTTCGGGCTCCGGTCGGCGTCATCAATCCGCTCTATCAGTTCACCGTCGCGGTTGACACGTCCGACGCAGACGACGCACCCGCCAAGGCCCATGAGTGCGCAGAAGCACTACGCAACGCAATGGACGGGTTCCGGGGCGACATGGGCGCGGTGGACGTGCGCGACGTGCGACTCGATAGCGGCCCCCGTGACAGCTTCGTTCCGTTCGGGGACGGCGACGAGGGCGGCAAGTTCACCACATCACAGGACTACAGCATTTGGCACACCGAAGCGGTGCCCACCTTCTAGGAGCTATTCAACATGAGCGCAGCCGCAGATGTTCTTGACGGCGTAACCCTCACCGGGGGCACGTCGGGTTGGTCCGCCAGCCTGACCGGGATTAGCCAGAGTGGCATCTCCCGCTCCGCACACGAATCGACCCCCCTGACCGCAGCCGCACCCGGCGCGGGCACGTTCGCCAACCGGACGTACGTGTTCGGTGACCTGACGGACGGCGGCACGCTGGAGCTGGAGGGCCTGTTCAACCCCGACACCGAGCCGCCCATCGACCAGCCCGCCGAGACGTGGACGGTCCAGTTCGAGGCGTCCGGTGGCGACGCGACCGGCGCGTCCTTCGCCTTCTCGGGTGGCATGACGGACTTCAGTTGGAGCGGCGAGCGGGACGGTCTGATGTCCTTCTCCAGCTCCATCAAGGTTTCCGGCGCGGTCACCCAGACGGCCGGGGCCTAGGGGTCGGCTATGTCGGGCATGACCAAGGACGAAATCCTCGGCGCGGACGACCTGCAAAAGCAGTTCGTGGACGTGCCGGAATGGGGCGGCGGCGTTTGGGTCCGCAACCTCATGGGCAACAAGCGGGACGCATTCGAGGCGCTCGTGTTGGCCCGGAAAACGGGCGAGGCGCTCATGGCGGGCGGGCTCCGGGCTCAGTTCTGCGCGTGGACCATCTGCGACGAGGACGGCGGCCTGCTGTTCTCCGAGGATGACGTGGAGAAGCTGGGCCAAAAGTCGGGGGTCGCCCTGGACCGTGTGTTCACCGTGGCGCACGAACTCAACCAGATGGCCCCTGATGACATCGAAGAACTGGGAAAAGACTCAGAGCACGACCAGAGCGACGATTCTGGTTCCGACTAGCCGCGCTCTGGGGCTGCCCCGTCACGGCGGCGCAGGCCCGGTGTACCGCTGCGGAGTTTTCGGAGTGGATGGCCTACTTCTCAGAGGAGCCGTGGGGCATGGCTGACGCACTCATCCGGCACATGGGCAGCAAGAAGTCGGACAAGATGCTGCGCGACCCCAAGTCGGTCAAGTCCATGTTCCGCACGCTGGCCAAGGTCAAGGCCAAGAAGGGCGGGGAGTAGATGGCCGGCGGTCGGCTCGGCTCACTCTGGGTCAGCGTCCAGGCCCGGACCGCGAAGTTCGAGAAGGGCATGAAGCGGGTGCAGCGCAGCATGCGCGGCGTCCAGCGCACGGCCGGCCGGGTCAAGCAGAGCCTTGCCGGGATGGTCGGCGTCATCGGCGCCGGCCTCATCTTCCGCAAGGTCATCATGACCATCGCCGGTTTCGAGGAGTCGATGGCGCGGCTCCGGGCCGTTGTGCGCCCGACCGCCAAGGAGTTCGTGGCGCTGAACAAGCGTGCCCGCGAACTCGGCGCGACCACCCGGTTCACGGCGAGCGAGGTCGCGGACGCGATGCTGCAACTCGCGCGCAAGGGCCTCAACGTCAAGAAGATTATGGCCGCGCTCCCCCACGTCCTCGACCTCGCTTCGGCGGGCGAGTTGGAGCTGGCGGAAGCGGCTGACGTGTCCTCGTCCGCGCTGCAGCAGTTCACGCTGAAGGCCGAGGCGATGCAGCGGGTAGGCGATGCAATGGTGATTGTCGCCAACCGCGCCGGTACGGACGTGCGGCAGTTGGCCGAGGCGTTCAAGGACGGCGCCCTCGCCGCGTCCACGGCCGGGATGAGCGTGGAGCAGACCGCCGCCGCGATGGGCACGATGGGCGACGCGGCCATCCGTGGCGGCGAGGCGGGCACCAAGCTGCGTAACATCCTGCTCGCGCTGTCAAAGATCACGCCCGAGTCCGATTCGGTTCTCCGCAGCATCGGCCTCGACTACCGGAAGGGCGACGTGTCCGTGATGCTCCACGGATGGGAGGAGGTCATGCGCCGCCTCCAGGGCATGGCGAAACTGGCGGACCCGCTCGCGGCTGCGGGGCTGGTATTCCAGAAGCGCACCGCCGTCGCCGCGCTGGCCGCCATCAAGGGCGCCGACAAGTTCCGCACACTCACCGGAGCGCTCAAGGAGAACAGGGGCGAGATGAAGAAAGTCGCCCTCATGGTGGAGGACACGCTCGCGGGCGCATACCGCAGCCTGCGCTCCGCCATTGAGGACACGTTCCTTATCCAGGGCGACAAGGGGCTGGGCGGCGCTCTCCGCAAGATGACCGACAACATGACCGAGGCCATCCGCATCCTGAACGACGCGCCGGGTGCGTTTGAGAATGCGAGCGAGGGCGGCCGGCGCATGGCCGAGACCATCACGGACATCGGCAAGGCGCTGGCGGCGGTGGGGCGTGGCATCAACACCATCAAGCTGGCGTGGGCGAACCTCCGCGTGTTCGACGCCATGAACGCGCTGAGCGCTGCGGATGGCCCCCAAGGCAACCCGTTCACGGTATCGAAGCGGCGCGTGGAATTGCTCGAGGCGAAGATCGACTCCATGCGGGCGCTCGGTGCGCTGCGCGGTCCGCAGACCGACGCCATCGCGATACTGGAGTCCCAGATCCGGGAGGAGAAGGCGCGGATCGGGTCGATACTGAAACGCCAGGGGCTGCACCCGCAGGGCTCCCGGTCGGACATGCTCCCCGGCGGCACCGTCCCCGTGCATACCGACTTCGGCGGCTTCGCGGGCAACCCCATCGCCCGGTCCATGCAGCGGGCCGCAGAGGACGCCGCCCTGAGCAAGCGGATTGGCGAGCAGTTCGCGGCTGGCGCGAAGGCGGGCACGGCGGAGGGCGTGGTCGCGGGCACCAAGGCGGCCATGCCGGACTTCCGGGGCGCACTCGCGGCGATGCTGGGCGGCACCGCTCCCGCTGCGGCCGGCGGGGTTGGCGGGGCGCTGGGTCGCCTGCTCGGTGGCGCGGCCGGTGGGCGCGGCGCCCTTGACGACCCGAACGCGCGCTCCAGCCTCAAGGACATGCTGCGCGACTTCCGCGAGGAGGCCGCCATCCTCAGCATCGTGGACGACAAGTCCCGCGCCATCAAGGAAGTCTGGTTCGATACGCAGCGGACGCTGGACAAGGTTCGGGCCATTTTCGAGAAGCTCCCGGAGGCCACGCAGAAGGAGAAGGTCGCCGCCGAGGAGCTGGTCAAGACGCTGGAGAAGTTGCAGCTTGACGAACTGGACCGGCTGTTCCAGCAGGCGGGCGGGCACACCTTCTTCGACAGCATCCGCGACAACCTCAGCGGCGCACTGGACGAGGGCATCGTGGACGGGTTCCGCACCGGGTTCAAGAACGCGGAGCGCATCCTCGACGCCTTCTTCGAGAACATCCTGCGCGAAGCAATCGCCCACTTCGGTCGCATCGGCGGGGGCGAGAACGGCGTGGGCGGAATCCTCGGCATCCTCAAGGGCGCCGTCAACGTGGCGGGCGGCGGCAACTTCGCGGCGGACTCGACCGTCACCGCGCAGGTGGACTCCACCAACCTCATTAACAGCGGCGTTAGCACGGGCGGCGAGGGTGTCCGGTTCCTGTCTGAGCCCGGCTCGGCATCGTCCCTGAGCCAGTACAAGTCGGGCGCACCGGCATGAGCACCAACAACTTTCGCACCACCGGGGCCTCGGCTGACTTCCTGCTGGACCTGGGCGCGCGTGAAGAGGAGGCCATCCCGCACGAGACGCACCCGAGCGAGAACGGCATCAACTACGCGCGTGACCTGGCATCGCTCCCGATGCTGACCGTTTCCGGCACTGTCACGTTCGGCCCGGACAGCCCGAACGCGGCCAACCTCAACACGGCGACGGGGCTGCGCGCGTTCTGGATTGCGCGGGGCATGTCGGACACGTTCCTGTACCGCGCCCAGCACGCCGAGTTCCGCGAGGTCTATCTGGGCAGCCTCGGCACGGGTGACGCCAGCGCCACCGTGTTCGCGTTCAGCGACGGCACCGACCTGCACAAGTACATCGACGCGGCCACGCTCCAGGTCTACGTGGACGGGACGCTCAAGGTGCTGACCACGGACTACACCCTAAGCGGCAACAACACTGACCTTAACGTCACGTTTGGGGCCGCACCGGGCAACCTGCTGCCGCTCACGGTCAGCTACGAATACTATCGCTCGGTCCGGTTCGGGGGCTCGCTGGGGCTGGTGTTCCCGGCCGGGACCGGAGCGGCCCACACCCTGAACGCGCCGGGCGTCAAGCGGGTTGGGGTGCGTCTGGTCGAGGACAAGGCGGGCGGGGCGTATGCGTAGCCTCGGCGCACTCCAGGCCGAACTGGCCGCGACCGGCTTGGCCGACCTCGTGGTCCTGCTGGACATCAAGCTGGACACGCCCATCTACCGCCACAACCGCCCCGTAAACGACAACTCGTGGGGGGGCACGTTCGACTCCAAGACCTACTCGCCCGACAGCTTCGCCATCTCGGAAATCGAACACGGCCTACTCGGCCGACGCCCCTCCTTCACCCTCACGCTCCAGAACGTGACGCACCCCACGACCGGGGCCGCCCTGCCCTGGTCCACCGTCCTGAACGTGGACGAAACGGAACTCAACGGGACCGAGGTGCAGGTCCGGGTCGCCAAGCTGTCCGTTCTGGTCGGCGGCGATGAGGACGCGGTGCTGTCCGAGCAGCGCTGGTACGTCTCGGGCGGCGGGCTCGAGGGGACGAGCCTGAAGCTGCGCTGTTCCCCGCCGGCCGATGCGCTGGCGTGGGAAATCCCCATCTTCAGCATCATCTCGCAGACGTGCGGCTGGCTGTATAAGCAGGGCGCGTGTCAGGCGACGGGCTCGCAGACGAGCTGCCCCAAGAACTTCCCGGCCTGCATCGCGCGGCACGAGGTGGGGGCGCCGCTCAGCTACGGCCCCGGGTTCCCGTTCTTTGTGAAGGAGACCAGACGGAGGACGGGCTAGATGGTTGTTGTCACGGCTGGCGTGGCTGCGGGAACGACCGTAGCGGTATCG